TTAGAGAATCACCTTCGTAATCTGCGTGGAGCCGTCCAGGCTGGGCGACGTTTGCACCTGTCGAATCTGGCGCGCCTCGCTGGTCGGATCGCTTGAGCCGGTTTCGTCGCCCTTGGCGATACTGCCCTCAAGCTCTAGGGGCCGATCGACAAAGACCACCGCGCTCGATGTGACTTCGTTGCCGGACGAATCCCGATACAAGACCGTCTTGTCTTCCCATCGGATCGCCACCGGCTCAGGCGGGCCGGCTGTCGTGCCACCAAAGCCATCATTCACACCGGGCGGCCAGTAGGTGCCCGTATCGGTCAGCCAGCGGTCGTAATTCGCCTTCACGGATCGACCACGCCGGAAAACTGCATCGCCTTGTTCACCTGATCGTCGGATAGGCCGGCTTGCTGTGCCGCGGCGAGCGCCTGCACAACGCCCGTCAGAGCGCGCGCACGGCCGCCCGCATCATAGGCTTGCAGCGGCTTCGATACCTCGATGATCGTCGGCGTATCCAGCTTGGCGGAGGCTTCCGCCGCGATTGCCGTCGCGATCGGCTGCAAGGTCCACTGTGCAAGGTGGCGCTGTGCTTCCCGCACCACCGGCCCGGTCGCCTGTGCGCTTATCAGCGCCGGCAAGACACCAAAGGCGTGCATGATCGCGTGGCGTGCTTCGCGCCAGCTCTCGATCGCCATGGAGTCCTTGAGGCTTGGCGTCAGATCCGACGGCTTCCAGTCGGAGGCCGGGGCCGGCCCTCCCGCCGCCTGCACGTTGGTCGATTCACGCAGCAGCACACGCCCCCGCTTGCCACGGAATGACGCAGCCAGCTTGTCATTGTCACCGGGGGCCGTTTCCGGCATGGGTGTTATCTGGGAACCAATGGGCGCATTCGTGAAGACCTCGCCGAGCGCATCCTCGACCGCATGTAGCAGGCTGGCCGATAGCTGCGCACGCCGTAGCGGGGCCGTGCCGCGCCAGGGGGCGAGCGTATTCGCGCCAATGGTGAAGTGCAGAATCTCGTCGGCGAGCACCGTCGTCGAGTAACCGCCGCCCGTGTCGGGAATGGTCACGCGATAGGCCCGCGGCTTGGCTGCGCGGGTCGTCAGGTCGAACTCGTCAACGGGAATCAAGCGATTGCCGTCGATTACCCAGACCGACTCGCCACGGATGCCCAGGCTACGCGCTGTCAGGGCGAGCATTTGGGGCGTCAACAGCCGGTTTTCTGTTTCGGCGATGGATAGGCCCTGTTCCCATAGGGACACACAGCCCTGCACCGCGCCGGTCAGCTCGGCGATACCTTGCCGGCCCATGATCCAGTCGGCACGCACGCCCATCGCAATATCGGTAAAGCCCTCGGCGCGCTGTTCCGTGGCATCGCCACGATTACGCTTGAACAGGTCGAGCCAGCTCATGCGACACGCCAGGGCCGCAGCAGATCGGCGGCTCCGCTGTAATGAATCGCCCGCGCCTTGTGATTCATCGGCCGGGATACGCTGATCGACGCATCCGACAAGCCCTCGCTGTAGGACGTGAACGCCCCCGGCTGGTACTTGCTCACCTTGGCATCGGCTTCGGCCATGTATTCGGCCAGGCGCCGATAGGCTTCGAGCACGGCCGCGGGCGGATCATCGTCGCTGCCTACGTCGGCCGTAATGCGGTAACGCTTGCCGCGCAGCTCTACGCCGAACGGGCCACGCATCAGGTCGATTTCGAGCCATGGGGGCGTTTCCCATGTCCCGGCCTGTGCGACTTCGGTTTTCGTCACCGTGGCATCGGCCAGGGGCGGCATGAACTCGCCGCATCCCTGCACAACCCATTGCACCTCGCGCTTGGGCCAACGGTAGGCGATCCACTGCTCAAGCCGCTGCCAGAGCGCATCCTGATCGAGCACCATCGCGGCATCCGACAGGCCGGGAACGCTCGAATACGTCACCGGGGCCTCAGTCTGCTTGTACAGCGTTAGATCATCGCTCATAGATAGATCGGCCCCCGTCGCCGCGTTGCGGGCCGCGACAAGGCCCACGAACGGGCCTCGACTTGGCTTTCCTTATAGGCCGGCCGAGTCACGATCGACAGCTCATAGAGCAATGCCTGATTCACGGTACGGATGATCGCGTCGCCTTCGGCCGGGTCTTCATCCTCGACGGTTTCGGCTTCCTCGACCGCTCGCTGTGGCGGAATCCGAAAGCCAGGCGACAAGCCCACGGCCAGGCCGGCCCGGATTAGCGCCAGCGCATCGCGGCCGTGGCTGGTATCGGCTACGTCTGCCGCTACGCGGGCCTCGAAGCTCAAGGCGTCGTCGGCATCGGTCAGGGATAGCGAGCCGGTCAGCTTGGAGGCCAGCGGTTTGGCGAAGTCATGCCCGACCAGCAAGTTAATGTCGGCTTCGGGGTCGTCCACGCGAAACGAGAACGCCCGCGACTTGAATCGCTCTTTACGGGGCCGGCCGCCGTTGCGCCCGCCATCGGATAGCGTCGCAGTCACGCCATACGGAAACGTACCCGTAATGACGCGACTGCCATCGCCTTCGGCCCGAACACTCAGGCCGCCATTGGCCGGCGCCCAGAGCATTACTGCAAGCCCGTCAGGACGCGCAGTTGCTCGGCTCGGCTGATCGTGGTGTCCATCGTGACAAGGCCAGTCAGACGCAGACCGCCCGACTGTGCATCGCTGTACGGATCGCGGATCATGTCCACCGCGCCCCAGGTCGCCACGAAGATCGGCGACACGCCACCGGAGCCGGTCGTCAGCAGGGCCGATGCCGCCGCCGGGTCGCCTTCAGGCGCAGCCAGTGCATTGCTCGACTGCATGACGCTGGCCACCTTGGCCGCGAGTCGATCGAATTCGGTCACACCCGAACCGGCATCGAAGATCGCATCGTCCATCGCATTCCAGGTTTCCGGGCGCAGCAGCACGCGCACGGCATTCGGGCCGGCCGCGGCATTGGCGATCAGAAACTCGGTGATGGCGGCACGAAACGCCGCATAGGTCGCCGCCGCATCCACCGGGGTCGAGTCGATACCGTAGGAGCCGGCACCGGACACCACGCCCAGCGGCTCGCCGTTCGCGCCGGCACCCTGAAAGACGGCTCGATCCATTTCGGCCTGAATCGCGCCGCGCATGTCGCGCCGTACCGCATCCTCGATACCGCTCGACTGTTTCATGGCCTTGCGGGTCAGGCGCATTTGTACGCCCAGCGTGTGATCGGGAACCAGCGGCCGATCGACGGTCGTGTACCGGGTCGGGCCGGCCACGTTGCCGCCCTCGCTGTTCGCCCAGCCGGCCTCGACCGTGGACGTGCTCACCGGGTATTCATTCGCGCCGGATGCGATATTGACCATGCGCGCACCCATGGCACCGGCCACAGATTGCGGGAACAGCCGGTCAATAATCGGGCGAGTCGTCACCGGGTCCGGTACGCCGGATGCCGTGGTCTCGCCGGCCCGGACTTCGAGTGCTTCATACGGCACCGGGCAACCGCGATAGCCGCCCTGATTGCGCAGCTCGGCGACCACTTCCGCCGTTGCACCGTCCAGGGCGCGGCCCTCGTCGAGATGCAGCGCCACCTGTCGGACTTCATACGCGCCGATCAGGCGATCCCATTCGCCGGCTTCGCGATTTTCCAGATCCTTGCCCGCGTCGCGACGTTCCTCGTCTTCGGCGACCAATGCCGCGCGATAGCGGGATTCATTCGTCTTGTACTCGCCATGGAGCGTGTCCATTTCGCGGGTCTCGACTTCGCTGGGGTCATCCTTGGCGGACAGGTCCGCCATGCGCTGCCGGATTTCAGACTGCCGGCCTTGGAGTTTCGTGCTTTCAAGCATGCGTGCCTCACTGTATGTACGTACAGTTTCAGCATAACACATGAACAGTTATTTAACTATTGACTTTTGACTTAATTCGTCGCACGCGCGCAGCCAGGCGTTGCGCTTGGGATTGGGTTTGCGGATGCCGACCTCATCGGCGGTCTTGCGGGCATGGCAGATCGCGCAGAGGCATTGCAGGTTATCCAGATCAAAAGCCACGCCGGGCGCATCGCGTACCGGGCGAATATGATCGACCTGTATCCGGTAGCGGCTGCCACACTGAACGCACTGATAGTTGTCGCGCCGCCGGGCAGCCAGTCGCAGGGCCGGCCAGCGGCGATCGCGTTGCACCGCACGACTCGGCCGAAAATAGTCGGGGCGCTTCATGCCCATGTAGGCGCCCGGGCCTGCGCAATCGGGGCGGCCTTGCGCCGCTGCCCTTCGGCCACGGCCAGGATTGCAGCCGCCGCCGCGTCGATGCGTCCGGTTGCTCGCGCCTTGGCAATCTTCTGATTGTTCGATACGTCCGCCACCGTGACCGCATCGCTCATCGCCGAGCGCAGCAACAGGGACGGGGCCACCTTCACCTCGCCGTCGAAGACCGCCGCCCGGAATCGCTCGCAATCTTCGGAGCCGTCACGAAAGCCCATGCCGCGCCACACGCAGGGCACGCGCAGGCCCGCCGCGTTCATGGCGTCGATGAACTCCGCCTGCCGGTAGCGATCGGCCGTGAAGCACGTCACCGCGGCGCCGTCGAGACGATCAATCACGGCTTGCAGGAATTGCCCGGCCGGTACGATCTTCTCGCCCATCGTCACCAGCTCGCCGCGGTCCTTCATCTCGACATAGCGCTCGCGCACGCCGTCACGGATACCGCGATCGGATAGCCCCGGCACGCTCGGGAACGCGCCCACGGCTTCCATGCGGCCCGTGTTCGGCCAATACATGACCGCCGCGCTCATGGACGCGGAGCCGCCAAGGTCCACACCGACCACGCACCCACCATCGCGGGGCGGTAGCTCGCTGGTCTCGGCATCAAGCCAGGTATCAATATCCAGCAGCATGTCGCGCCGCTCGCCCGATACGCGCTCATTGCGATTGAACAAGCGATAACTCGACAAGGCAGAGCCGCCGCGGGCGATAGCGCGCTGGGCCTGTTCCTGTAGCCACTTCGCGCTCGAACCGATGCCAGACTTCGCGCCCGGATTCGCTTCTATGATCGAGTCGAGATCGTCGGCCGGCAAACCGGGGGCGGGTCGATGCTCTTGCGCGTAACAGCCGTCAGGCGGGTTATCGAGCCATTGCGAGAACGAATGCGTATCGCTGGCCGCGCTGGTCGAGATCATCAGGCAGCGGCCGGCACGCTTACCCAGGCCGGACAGTAGCGCCGCCTCCAAATCGTCGCCCTTGTCGTCGGGCCAGTGACCACGTTCGTCCATGATCGCCAGCGTGGGACTTGTGCCCAATGCGTTCTTGGGATCGGCCGCAATACAGCGCAGGATATGACCGCCTTGTCCGCCGTCATACTCAATTTCGAGCCGCTGGCCACGCCGAAAGGTCAGCATCTCTTGCTGTTCATCCGGCAGGCTGGTCGATAGACCCATGACGTATTGAAAGACGATTTGCGCCTGATCGCGGGTGCGTGCGGCCACCAGAATCTCGCGCCGTGGCTGGTCGTCCCAGATACCCAGCAGCGAACCCAGCGCGATGCCACCGGACAGCGTGCTTTTGCCGTTGCCGCGACCGACCGACAGCACCGCGACCGTCGTTTTCTTTCGCATCGCGCCGCGGATGAAGTCGCGTTGAAACTTCGCCAGCCGGATCGGTTTACCAGCGCGCGGGCCTTCGGGAACTTCAAGCGATTGGATGAACTCGATTGCTGCCTTGCCGGGATTCATGGGGCCGTCCTGTGAATGAAAATAGATACCTCCACCCCTGCGTGCATCACCCCCTCCGAAGTCCGCAGCATTGGGACCAGTTCCGAAGCGTTGTTGATGCGATCACCCGATGGGTTTCGATTGGGTTTGTGCAACAACGGCACGCTTGCATGGGTCATGTCTGTTCCTGTCGTCATAGCCATTCGCTATACTTGAATGGCTGTTGAATTGTTGGCTTGAACCGGGAGCGCATACCTGGCCGGCGCTACTCCCGGCGCGGTCTTTCAGATGGTTTGAATATCAGGCATCCGCTCGATCAAGGCCCGATTCGGTTTACCCACAGTTGCCATTGCATTCGCCGCTATCCCTTTATGGCCAATGCTTCCCTGCCCTGGCGGGCGGGTACTGCTACAGCTATGGGTATTGGTACTGCTTGTCACAGCTTCCCTACTTCAATGGAAAGCATCTCGTCCACAACTGAGTATTGAAGGGCAGCCGGTAGCGCCCGCTGTCTTGAGTCCGTGGCCACAGTGCGCACGCTGATCTTGATTAGGCAGCCACGCAGGCGTTGCAGACTGATCCGATCAGGCCGCTCAACGTGATTGCTCGCCATACGCACAAACTGCCGGTATAGCTCTTGTGAGTGACGCAGCTTGATACCGCCGCCCTTACGCGGCTTACCGCGTAGTTCCTTCACTCGATAGGCGCGATACAGCTTCATACCGTGGTATTCGCCGCCCTCAATCCGAAAGTGAATGAATACCTTGGGCGACTTGAAGATGAACGCGGTTTCGTGGCGCAGATAGGTGGCCTGATAGACGCCGGCCGGTATCTGGGCCGGCGCGTCTACCAGTTCCGTGTCGTACAGCGGGACCGCGCCCATTAGTCGGCCTCAGCGGCTTTTAGCGCCTCGATCTCTCGATCGGCCTTCATGCTCGCCGCTCTGGCGTATTCCAGGGCGATCCGGGCTGCATCCATAGGCACGAACCCGTTGATAAAGTCCTCGTCGTGCATGGCGTCGAACACGCAGCGAGTGCGGATATAGTCGTCGCCGGCCGGGTGGAACCAGACTTCGTGATGCTCAAAGTCCATGCCGCACCATAGGTATTGCGGCATAGCATCTGTGTCGCGTCGGGCGGAGTTGCCGTTTTTATGGAAAGGGAACGGCATGATTGCGGGAAAGATCATGCTCGCACCTCGGCCGGTTGCAGAGAATCGACAAGCAAACGAATGGCGCGCTTGTCTTTCTCACTGAGCGAGCGGTAAAGCTCGATGAACTCGATCTCTTGCTCGCTCATGCCGACACCTCGGCGACAGGCTCGACACGCTGCGCTTTCAGGTAGGCATCAAGGTCCGCGGGCCGATAAACGACACGCTGGCCGACCTTCGCCCAGGCCGGACCGACTCGCAGACCGCGCCAGCGGATCAGCGTTCGCTCAGATACTCGAAGATAATCGGCGGCCTCGGATGTGAGATAACCGCCTGTAGATTGTGGGTATGCGTTTGGCATCTGTATGACTCTCGTTGGCTGTGTCGAGAATCATTTGGCCAGCGCATGAGCTCCCGGTCTTGGGACGCCGTTTGTCCCAAAACTATCGTAGCCGCGCCGTTACAAAGTCGGTCTCCGGGTATCGCTCGCGTAATTCCGCGGCCGTTGAGTCACAGATATTCACGGCCACCGGGAGCCATTCCGGGTTGCGGATTATTTCGGCTTTCGGCATCGGCGCGCCTGTCATGTAGCCCGTGGCGTACAAAAACCCCGTGGCCATCGGAATCGCCGGTAACGATTTGTCCCAGACGCGCTGGCGGATAGCAGAAAAAGACCCGTCGTCGCCAGATAAACCACGCTTTCGGACAGACCATTCGACTAACCGACGCCTTGCCGCCAGTTGTGACAAATCCTCGCCAATGGCCCATTTTGCGATAGCCAACGCACGCAGGCGCGGACCGAACGCTATCTCGAATGCCTTATTAAGCTTGTCATCCACCCTTTTCGGCTTCCAGCCTTTCATCGAGTCCGGAAACTCAGGTAGGCGAACGCCGGCCGCTTTCGCACACGACGATAGACCTCCCTTGAAGCACATATCCCGATCGTCAGCTTGATCCGGCCAAGGCCATGCCACCCAGGCGAGATATGCTAAAGGTGCCGCACAGGCTTCTACGGAATTGGCTGGGCCGATCGTCGGCAACCTGATAACCGGCATCAGGTCTTGCTCCGGATCGCCACCACCTTCGGATTATCCGCAGACTCGCCGGATGCGATCGCCAGTAACCGCCGCTCCCACGCTTCCAGCGCCGCCCGTTTCTCAGCGTCGTATCGGTGCCGGTCATATACGCCCGCAATGCCCTTGCGAACGTGGCCGATGGTCGTCTCCGCCACCGTTTCGGATACGCCGGCCGCTGCCAGCCCTGTACGCATGGTGCGCCGCAGGTCGTGGGGCCGCCAGCGGGTCGATTTGTCGCCACCGTTGCCCAGAGCGTCACCACAGCGCCGCACAGCCTTGCTGAGCGCGTTTACGTCGATAGGCCGGCCCTTGTATCGCTCGAATAGGTATTCGTCGCCAGCCGCACGCTGAATCAGTGCCAACGCGCTATCCGTCAGCGGTACAGAATGGTCGTCGTCGGTCTTGCCGCGATGCTCGGCCGGTATCGTCCAGACACGCCCCTGTATTTCGCTCAATCGTGCCGCACAGACTTCGCCGGGGCGTTGGCCTGTTACCAAGATGAATTGCAGCACTAGCAGGGTCGCAGCGTGCATACCTTCCGGGGCGGCCTTGCAGTCCCATAGCCCGCGGATTTCATCATCAGTCAGAATACGGGCGCGAGACTTCGGCGATAGCTCCTTGGCGACCTTTTGCGCCTTGAGAGTCGCCACCGGATTCGCTTCGATAATCTCGCGATCCTCGCACCAGGCGAACATCTGCTTTGTATAGGTCAGCAGCAAAGCCGCTTGTCTGCCCTTCTCTTGCGCCAGCGCCTCGACTACCGCGATCACGTCACGCCGTCGAACGTCAGTAATTCGCTTTTCGCCCAAGGCCGGCTTGAGATGCTTCGCAAGCGCGCCCCGGATCGCCGGACCGCTCGCCAGCTTGTCGGCGTGCGCTTTACAGAACTTCTCGATCACCTCCGCCACGGTCAACTCGGCGCGTTGCTCTCGACGTTTTTCGAGAATATCCGTTCCGCCGTCAATCTCGCGGCGCAGCTCGCCTGCTTTCTTGCGTGCCGCGGCCAGTGTCCAGGTCGGATACTCGCCAATCGTCATCAGGCGGTCTTTGCCTTGGCTGTTGTAGCGCAGAACGAACGCTCGCTTGCGCTTGACCGTGACGCGCAGCCCGAACCCCTTGGGAGCGTCCTTGTGATCGTCAAAGATCATCTTGCGCCCTTTTGCCGGCGCTTCGATTTCGTTCACAAGTTTGTCGCTGAGTGCCGCCAT